ACCTAAAACTGGAAACGCAAATGTAAAAGGGGTAGATACAACTCCAATAGGTACTGATAATCCAAGAGGAGAAATGAAACCTTCTAAGGATTTATCAAAAGATGAGAAAAAATTATTCAAAGCAAGAGGTGGGGTGTTAAAAACTCAAAAATACTCCGATTCGGTAAAAAAATAAAATGTCTTGGAAATTTAAGGGAAATATTGTTACAGAAGAAAACACACCGGAAGGTGCCGTTGGTTTTGTCTATAAGATTATACACACTCCTACTGGTAAATTCTACATTGGTAAAAAATCACTTACTTCAACTCGCCGTTTAAAACCTCTAAAGGGAAAGGTTCGTAAAAGAGTAGTTCGTAAAGCTTCTGATTGGGAGAAATACTATTCATCTAACGAATGGATTAAAAACGAAGTAAAAGAAGGTAGGGGTGGAGATTTTGAAAGAGAAATCATTCAATTCTGCTTTAGTAAAAAATCACTTACATATTGGGAAGTTTGGTGGCAGTTCAAATTAGATGTTTTGAGTGACCCACAATCTATTAATGAAAATTTAATGGGAAAATTCTTCCGAAAGGATATATATTAATAAATAAACGTTATGACACTTACTGAAATTTGTAAAAAGTATGGTATCTCCGATGCATACTTAAATTCAAAAGATGATGCACATGGTATAGCAGCTGCATCTCTAATAGACCTTAAACAAATGGTTCTTTCAAACCAACCTAGAGAGCAGGTTGCTGCAAAACTTCAATTTTTGGCAGATTTTCTTGCAGATGTAAAAAATTCTACATTCGGATAATAAAAATTTGGATATATCCCAAGAAAGTTGTATATTTGTATAAGTTTTTGTGGATATAACCTAAATTATGCTATCGGGTAAGAACAAATTAAAAATAATAACAATATTAGATTCGGCATTGGGTGTTGGTTCTTCCTTAAAGGGGAACGAACAGGCACACTACTGCCCGTTTTGTAACCACCACAAAAAGAAGTTGCAAGTAAACTTAGATACCCAAAGGTGGCATTGTTGGGTATGTGATTCTAAGGGTAGGAGTATTACATCACTCCTTCGTAAACTGAATGTAGACCTTAGAGATATATCGGTAGTAAAAGATGTATATGGTGATGAACCTGAATATGATTCCAAAGAGGAATATGTAGCAAAATTACAACTACCAAAAGAGTTCAAACAACTATACTTTAAACCAAAGGGTATTAATCCTTCTTATAATCAGGCGGTACACTATTTAAATAAAAGAGGTATCACTCAAGCTGATATCGTAAAGTATAACATCGGATATTGTGAAGATGGACTTTATGGTGGACGGGTTATTATACCTTCCTACGATGATAATGGTGATTTGAATTACTTTGTAGCTCGTTCTTTTTATGAGGATGAGAAAATGAAGTATAAGAATCCACCAATTAGCAGAGATGTAATTGTATTTGAGAATATGATTAATTGGAATGAACCTATTACTTTAGTTGAAGGTGTATTTGATTCTTTCTCGGTTAAGAGAAATGTAATTCCATTGTTGGGTAAATTCTTACTCAGCAAACTCAAAAATAAAATTATGGAAAAGGGTGTTAAGGATGTAACTATTATGTTAGATTCTGATGCCGTAGAAGATTCTACAAAACATACTGAATGGTTTCAAAAGAACGGAATCAAAGTGAGAAACATTATACCAACTGATAAGGATGCTGGTGAAATGGGTTTCCAAAAAGTAAACGAAATATTAAAATCTGCCAAAGAAACCACATGGGATGATTTGGTGATGAGTAAGTTAAATAGCATATGAAATTAAAAAGAATTTATCATATTGCGGATATTCATATTCGTAACGTAAAAAGACACAAAGAGTTTAGAGGTGTATTTGAAAAGATGTTTGAAGAAATCCGTAAAAGAGGAACGGAAGATTCAATCATTTATTTAGCAGGTGATATTGCACATGCCAAATTGGAAATGTCACCTGAATTGGTGAAGGAGATTAGTTGGTTATTTACCGAATGTACAAAACATTGCCCAACAATTCTTATAGCTGGTAATCACGATTGTAATATGAACAACTCTGATAGATTAGATGTTCTTACTCCAATTGTTGAAGCCCTAAACTTAGATAACTTCCACTATCTAAAAGATACGCAGGTATTTTGGTTAGATGGAGTTGCGTTTTCAGTATTTAGTATTTTTGATAATAAAGATAATTGGATAATGGCTGATGATTTCAGTCTTTCATCCGCACGATTAAAAGTTGCACTTTTCCACGGACCTGTTGACCATTCTCAAACTGATGTAGGATACGTTGTATCTTCTCGTCATTTCACAACCGATATGTTTGATGGTTTCCATTTAGCATTATTAGGTGATATCCACAAAAGACAAGAACTAATCTCCCCTAAAGGTTGTAAGTGTGTTTACGCAGGTTCGTTGGTGCAACAAAACTTTGGAGAAACTTTGGATAAGCATGGTTTCTTAGTTTGGGATTTAGAAACATTAACATATGAAGAAGTTGATATACAAAATGATTATGGTTATTACACCATGGATATTATCGCAGGAGTTGTTCCTGACGTTACTGATTTACCTTTGTATCCAAGGCTTAGGGTAAGATTCTCTGAAACGGATGCGGCAGATACTAAGAGAGCAATCACCGAAATTAAGGTGAAGTATGGTGTGGAAGACTTTACAACAATTCGGACTGACTCATTGGCAAAGAAAAAGACTGGTGATAGAGATAACAAATTGGAGCTGGAAGATATTACCGATATAACCTACCAAAACTCTCTTATCACCGATTATATACAAAGGATGATGCCATTTGTGACTGATGAAGAAATAGCTGGCATACAATCCCTTAATAAAGAGATAAACGGAAGGATAGAATTAGATGAGCTGACAAGAAACGTAAAATGGAAGCCGGTAAGATTTGAATTCTCTAATATGTTTTCGTATGGTGAAGACAATGTAATTAACTTCAGCAAAGTAAACGGACTGATGGGATTATTCGCACCAAACGCTGCAGGTAAATCATCTCTCTTTGATGGGATATCTTTCTGCCTGTTCGATAAGTGTAGTAGAGCCTATAAGGCATCTCACATTATGAACAATAGAAAAACGGACTTTCATTGCCAATTAGATTTTGAGGTAGAGGGTATCCAATACTTTATTCGTAGGGAAGCACGTACAATTAATAAGGGAAAGAACGTAAAGGTTGATGTGGAATTTTGGAGGATAGTAGATGGGGTAAGAGAATCACTCAACGGAACGGAACGTAGGGATACAAACCAAATCATTGAGGGATATGTGGGAAGATATGAGGATTTCGTTATGACAGCACTCTCACTACAAGGTAACAATGCTCTATTCATTGATAAACCACAATCGGAAAGGAAGGATTTATTGGCGCAGTTTATGGGGCTGGACATATTTGATAAGCTGTATGAAGCTGCATCGAATGAGATAAAGGAAGTGGCAGTTCTTATCAGAAATTTCAAAAGGACGGATTTTACGACTGAATTAGCCCAAAAGGAAACCGACTTAAAAGAAACCAAAAAAGAATTATCCGACTTGGAATCCCAATCTAAAACTTTAAACAAAGATAAAGAAGGAATCCAAAACCAAATTTCTGATTTAAAGGAATCCCTAACACCAATTGATACTAAGTTAGATATCAAAGCATTGGGTGTTTCTAAGAGCACTATTGAATCAAAAATCCAAACCAATGAAACTGATAAGGAAAGTAAAAGAAGCAAAATAAACGAATATGGTGAGTTATTAGGAGAGGTATCTCAATCAATCAACCAACATGCGGTAGTAAACGGAATGGATATTGATGATGCCAAAAAGGAATGGGATTTGGCCAAAGGTAAGATAGCAGATATACAAACGCAAATAGATAAATTGGAATCTCAGTATGAAGCAAATTGTGAAAAATTATCACACCTTGCCGAACATGAGTATGACCCTAATTGTAAGTTTTGTATGAACAATGTATTCGTTAAGGATGCTATCGCTACCAAAGAGATTGTTAAAACGCAAGAATCTCAATTAGAAACGCTTAACCTATCACACCAAATGTTAATCAAAGCAACCGAACCATATTCAGAAGTAGATGATGTTTGGAGTAAGTTAGTAGAACTTCGTAACAAATATCATAAGGGTATTGTGGTAAGAGAAAAAGCTGAAGCAGAGTTGGGAACTTTGGAAACCCAAAATCAATTATTACAAAACCAATTAGAAAGTGTACAATCTGATATTAACAAATATTATGAAAATGAAGCCACTATCCAAAAGAATGCGGAGATAAACGAACAAATCAAATCCTTAGAAACGGATAAGAAAGAATTGGATAAAAAAATTGGTGAGATAAATAAAAAAATTACGGGATGTACTCTAAAGATGGGTTCTATTCAGGCCTTTATTGATTCTACAAAAAGACAGATGGATGAAGTTAAGGATTTAGAAGCAAAGAGTACACTATACACATATTACTTAGATGCTGTTAAGAAAGATGGTGTTCCATATGAATTAATTTCAAAAGCAATGCCTGTAATTGAATCGGAAGTAAATAATATCCTAGCACAGGTTGTAGACTTCTCACTTTCAATGGATACTGATGGAAAGAACATTAACGCTAAAATCGTTTACGAAGACCAGGAGTGGACTTTGGAAATGTGTAGTGGTATGGAGAAGTTCATATCAGGTCTAGCGATTAGAGTGGCTCTAATTAACATATGCGGCCTTCCTAGACCTAACTTCTTGGTAATTGATGAAGGGTTTGGTACGTTAGATGCGGACAACCTATCATCTCTCTTTATGATGATGCAATATCTGAAAACCCAATTTGATTTTATTTGGATGATTTCTCACTTAGAACAAATGAGGGATATTGTAGACGGATTGATAGAGATTAAAAAAGAGAATGGGTTCTCTAAGATTAACTTTTAGAATTTACTGGTAATACATTTTTTGGTGGAGTCTTTTTTGAAGATTCCACCTTTTCTTTTATTAGGGTTTCCACTAACCCATTTATTTTATAACCTTTTTCTTTACAAAAATCCTTTAATAATTGATGTATTTCAGCATTGATTTGTATCATTGCGTATTTTTTCATATACTTCTTTAGTTTTCTTTAGATTTCTATATATAATTATGGAGATAAAAAATTATTGAAATATTTATTTCATATAATCTAAGAACAATTAATGGCAGTAATAAAAAAATTTGCAGAAGTTTTAACACAAAACTTAACTTCTTTTGGAACA